TCAACTTAATGAATACAAAGAATCATTCGCTAAAATCATACTATTAAATTTAGATAATGGGATAGCTTTAATATCTAATTGCTTTGCTTTTTCTAATAATACATAATCACCATCGTCTGAATGTATTATTATATCAACTTTATAGCCACTTGATCCTTTATTAACACCTTTAATTTCCATATGCTCAAAAAGAATACTTTCCACTTCGCCTTGAATTCTTATAGGTAAGCAAGCAATATTAATCATCTTCCCTTTAAATTCTTCCAGCTTTTGATATGGAGGTTTAGTTTGAATCTCTACATTCCCTTCAAGTGGTAAACGTGTTCTTTCAATAGTACCAGAGCTTAAATCTATTTCTCCGGAAACTGCGTCAAGAAACCATACATCAGTTTTCACTTCAACTTCTAAAGAAGTAGCTTTCTCTAGCTTACTACCTGGATTTTCTCCACATATCAAATAATCAGTTTTTGCTGATACACTTCCTGTCACTTTTGCTCCACATTTTGAAGCAATTTCCTTCATCAAAACCCGTGGAAATTGACTTGCGCCAGTAAACACAATCGTTTTGTCCTTAAAAATTGTACTTTCACCATATATCCTAGCAACAGTCTCTACTATATTATTTAATTGTTTTGGTTTTACTTTATATAATGGTATCCATGTGCTAGGATTTACCTTTGTCAATACTTCAAAAAGTACCTTCACATCACCTAAGGCAGTATGACTTTGTGAATTTTCTAGTTCATAAAATGAAGTCAAATATGCTAACGCATAGGAAAATAAATAAGGATTGGCATATTTAATAGCTCTAATTGAATCATAACACTGATGCTCTTCATCTAACCAACCGTAATGAACTAAAAATTTCCTATCAAATGAAACGTTATGCGCCACTACGGGATAGTTATATCGCTCAACTATATCTCTAAAGCACTCTATTTTAGTTATGTCTCCAGAAATATCACCATATCCTTCGCCCATACCCAAGTGAATTAAAGATGGGTCTTCTATTTCAGCTAAATGCAGCTCATTAACAATATTATTCTTTTCAATAACAAGTAAAGCAACTTCACGTATACCTTCTTCTAAGTCGAAACCGCCTGTTTCTATATCAACTAAAATCATGTTCTCCATATTAGAAACTCCATTCTTCTAGAATTCTAAATTTATTCCAAATCTATTCTTGGTAAAGTTAATAATAGACTCTTTATTTTCGAAGGTTTCAGTTATCTTTTCACTTACAAACTGAAAATGTTCGCTATATTTACTTCTTCTTATAGTGAATACCATTGAAGCATTTTTCCCTTCGTCATTTTCATATTTGATAACATCTTTATAAATTGAAGTATATTGATACTTACCTACTATTTCATCATTTTCAATCACAAGGACTAATGCATCATTTTTAATATCCTGAAAATTAACTTTTTGAAGATCATATAGTCCAATTGAACTCCAATTTTTCGTACCATTATCCAAATGAGATAATAGCAATTTCTCATTTTTAAAACCCATTACATGAATTTTTCCATTTTCAATTTTTAATATACCGCTTGTAAGCTCATTAATTCTTTCTTGTATCATGTATACCTCCTGCTAGTAAATATATATCGTTTTTCAATGTACCTATGACCATTACAAAAGTACCATGATACATTCGCCATCAGATGTAAAATACCTTCTAAATAATAAAAATAGATAGATACATTTTCTTTTTTATTCAATGTCAAATATTCACACTATTAACATTTAAAATAATGACAAAAACATAATTTGATAGTAAAAGTATATAAAATTTATTTTGTCCACACAAAAAAGTTTCTTAATAGCTCGATTTATTTTTAAAGGGATAAACAAAAGAAATAGAGAATATTAATTTGAGGTGAGCCAAAATGCCCTACAAATGTAAATTAAAGGTTATCTTAGCCGATAAAGATATTAAGCATGGGGAATTTGCAAATAACATTGGGATTGATAAATCAACATTTAGCTCAATAGTGAATAATAAATCGTTACCTAGTTTTGAAACTTTGTATGACATTGTTGAAGAATTAAGAAGGATTGACCCTGACATTCGGATGTATGGGTAAAGGAGGAATAGTAAAATGAGTAAAAAACCTTTAAATAGATTATTAATAAAAAAAGGTAGATGGAGCGAATGTGATTAACAAATTTATTGACCAATATTTATATTTTTTAACACCATATCACTTAACTATTATTGGTGTCGTAGCCTTTGTAATTTTATTACTAATAATTACTTTAATTTGTCGAAAAAAGAATGATTCCTTATCTGCTCAAACGCTCACACATATTTTAGTTTTTATTTTTGAGATAATAACAATAACAACTATTATAAATCTATTGATATCTGGTAGTTCTAATGAAACTGATTCTTTTTTAAATATCCTTCGTAATCATATATTTGCGTATACTCTATATCAACTTTTGTTATTTGTATTTTTTAAACTTAAGGATTCTTTATACCAAGACGGATTAGCAGCAGTTAAAAATGTATCAGATAAAATACAGATACATGCAGAATTTGAAGAACAAGTTCCCTTGGAGTTAATTGACAAATTCCGTGAATATTATGATAAGAATAATGTCACTTTACCAAAGAAACATAAACAAATAATTAACGTAATTTTAGACAATGCAATTCTGTACAATAATAAGGAAATTAACACCCAGAACTTAAGATTTAATTTAAAGCTTATTTCACAAGAAATGGAACATGAATCCAAAATCTTTTCTTTCAGCTGGATGAATTCTATATTATTACGAATAGCTAAATAGAAAAACTACTTAATACTATCGGTGTTATCTTCAATGCATTAGGTATCCTTGGAGGGGTTATAGGTTGGTCAACAATCGATCATGAAACTTATAAAACTGCCTCAGAGGTATATGAGGAATTGTGAGATAACCCCTACACAGAGTCAAGTTTTAACGTAGCTAAATCCATTTGGGTTAGTGAGGTATATAGCTTAATTAGCGTTGCAACAGTTAGTATAATTGGTGGATTTATTCTTATGGGGATTGGTCATATTATAAAGAACCAAAGAGGATTGATTGGGCAATTAAAAGTTAATAACGAAGTAGCGTAAAAAAATGGGGATAGCCAAATTAATGACTATCCCCTCCTAAGTTGCTTAAATTCTAGCTCCCATAATTTTTACACCACTAACTATATTGCCGAGTATGTGATTGGAGGCAATTTCTTCTATCTTCTTCTTAAAATGATAATCACCATAAATATTACCGTCTATTTGTAAAGTCACGTTATTATTAATTACTTGCTCACTTCCTGCAGGATTCTCAAAACTTGGTACTTTCGGTTGCTTAATCATTGGAGTTGAATAATTAATTCCAGTCTGTGCAAGGTTTTTCAAATTTAAGCCCTGCAATGCCTTAATGGTTTTCTCAGATATACTCATAGCTTCAAGAAGATTCTTTGTATCATGTTTATTAGATATCATTTCCTCTTCATGCACAATCATTGCTTTCCCTTGTGAACCCCAAGATGGTAAAATCCCACCCTGTTTCGCCTGAGCTATTTTAATCGGCTTATAATCTTTACCATTTAGATATCTGTTAGCTTGATTGATAAGGTCAATAAGGTTATTACTCAATGACTTACCTAACAAATTAGCATTATCTTTGATGTTTTTATAATACTTCTCTAAATCTTTCTGAATTTCCTTAGAGCTTGCATTTATGATATCCGACCGCATTTTATTAAATTTCCGTTCATCATTTAATAAATTATCATAATCAGACTCAACCTTTTCCTTCTCCTTATTTAGATTATCAATCCGGTCATTTCTGGACTTATCATCTTGCATATCTGCAATCGAGTCATCCATTTCCTGTAATTGTTTAGTTAACTCACTTATGCGCTTTTTAGCAGCAAACGAATCATCTAGGGATAACTCAACAATTTGGTCTAAAATTTCTTGTCTATCTTTCTGTGATTTCTCTAATCGCTTCTTATAATCTGCTTCTTCTGCTTCTTTATTAATACCATTAATAATCTTGTCTATAGCACTGATAGCAGCATCCCTTTGAGCTTCAGCACTCTTTTTGTATGTATCAATAATCTGATTAGCCATTGATGTACGTTCATCTAACAATTTTTGCTCTAATGAGTAAAGTTCCTGGTATCGACTAACTAATTGATCTTCCAATAAGGTTTTTTGTGCCTGGTTTAAATTCTTATTGGCTTTAATCTGCTCATTTAGAAACTTTATAGCTTTCTTATCTTGCTCAATTTGCTTATTGAGAATATCCTCTTTTTTGCCTTGTTGTTTAATCCATTCTTTAGATGTATCAGTTTCTCTGCTTTGAATTAAATCAATCTTAGCTAAGTCATCCTCATAAGATTGTTTTTTACGGTCGTATGCTGCTAACTGAGATTCAACTATTGCCATATACAGTTGTTGCATTTCATTTTCTATCGATAAAATTTCTTGTTGAAGTTGAAGCACCTGAGACTTAGCGTTATCAACACTTTGCATCTGTTCAGCATATGAGGAGCCATTAGACATACCATTCAAATATTTTAATGGATCAATAGCTTTACCGTTCTGTTCAATTTGAAGATGAAGGTGAGCACCAGTTGATTGACCAGTATTGCCAACTTTACCGAGTACATCTCCAGCTTTGACCTGTTGTCCAGCTTTGACCTGTTGTCCAGCTTTAACATTTAGTCCGTTCTGCATGTGCATATACTTAGCAACCATGCCATCATCTTGCTGAATAACTACCCAGTTTCCTGCGGATTTACTGTATGATGCAGTGATTACTTTACCGCCACGTAAAGCTTTAACTGGGTCACCTTGTCGTCCGTTGTTTGATAAATCCAAACCCTTATGAGCAGAGCTACGACCATGAGTATCTCCAAATTGTGATGTTTGTTTGAAATTGTTAAGGTAATAATCTGCAACAGAATTAGTACCACCGTCAAAGATTTTAAGAACCTTGTCAGCGTAATTCTTTACACCAGTCCACGTACTGTTACCAGAGTTGAGTATTTTAGAAACATTACCAGCACCAGCGTTGTAAGCCCATAAAGCTTTTTCAATATCTCCACCAAATTTAGATATTTGTTGAGAGATATATTTAGTTCCACCCATAATATTCTGATGAGGGTCATATGAATTTTTAACTCCTAGTTCTCTTGCTGTTCTAGGCATAAGTTGCATTAATCCTTGTGCACCAACGCCAGATTTAGCTTTAGGATTAAAGTTAGATTCAACCTGGATGATTGCAGCAATTAGATTAGGATCAACTCCGTATTTACTTGCTGCTTGATTAATAGATGAAGCATATTGCCCTGAGTAAGAACCAGAAGGGGAGGAGGAGCTAGATTTTATAATTCCTGTTTGCTGGATGTTTCCTGATTTGATTTGCTTCTCTAGTGACTTGGCTTGATCAGCAAGTAAATTCTTTTTCTTCTCTAGTAGTTTTAATTCGGATTTCAAAGCATCCTGATATTTCTTAGAGTGCTCAGGGAACTTTGCTTGTATAGCTCGCTGTTTTTCTAATTCTAAATTTAATTTTTCTGTTGCTTGCTTGTATTTATCTTGTAGATAAATTGCCCTCTCAGTTTCTTTATTAGCTTTAGAAGTAGTATCCGTTAACCCTGACATTGATACGTTTGTTCCAGTAAAAGCAGAAGTAGTTGATCTAAGTCCTTCACTAAGTTGCTTCATAGCCGCTTCATATTCTGAGATGGCTTTTAATTCCGGAGAATTCACTGCTTCTGCATATGACATGGTTTTCATCATTGCTTTACCAGCTTCAGTGAATGTCATAGATTGAGCATCATAGTATGAAGCCCATCCATCGGCTAACTTCTTCATTAATCCTTGTTCAATTTGTAATTTAAACTGAGCAAGCGTTTTAACATTTTTCAAGTCAACATCATATGCTTTTGCAAGTGTACTAACCATTTTATTATTTCCGCTAACAACTTGCTTAAAATACTGTTCATTATTTGAAAGTTTTTTGGTTATTGAATCTGTAGCTTTATTAGTTTCTTCATCAATACGTTTCGCCACCTCTTGGCGAAGCTTAGTTTCATCATTAAGGTAAGCAAGTAACTCAGGATATTTTTGCATTAATGTACTAATAGTTCCAGCAGATACTTGATGTTTATCATTTAACTCATTAATTACCCCATTCAATACCTCAATATTAGCAATGGCATCATCATAAGTTTTAGCTAATTGGTCTACACCTTCAGTAGCGCCTCCTAAAGCATCCCCAAACCCATCTATTCCATCAGCACTGTAATCTAAAGTATTTGATAAGTCGCCAAATTTACCAGAAGTATTATTTAATGCTCCATCGTATTGACCGTAGGCAGATGCTCCATTTTTAAGGCTTTCAGTCATATCTTCGATAGCTTTTTGACGGTTCTTAATATCTGTAACTTCGGCTTCTTTATTTTGAACCTTAGTCATTATTTCAGTATATTTGTCTAAATCTTTGCCACCAATAGTAAAAATGTTATTATATTGACCAAATTCATTAGCCATTTTCTTATAATCTTCATTGAATAATCCTAATCTTTCTTGAGCATCAAGGACTTTTTCTGCAAATGATTGGACTCCTGTAACCTCATATTTCTTATTCATCTCATTTACAAAATCAAAGTCTCCTTGCATGTCTTTCGAAAGCTTTGATTGTTTTTTAGTTAATTCTTCTAAATCATTTTGTGCTGTTAACAAAGAGTTAGATAATAATAGACTAGCGTTATTAAGTTGTTCCTTAGACATTTCTTTGATGACACCGATATAATCACTTAGCTTGTCCTTATTAACATCGATGACCTCGCCATATTTCCCTGTGACTTCTGTAACCTGAGGAGCAATTTCATGAATCTCATCTAAGACATTTTTATATTCTTCATTCGCCTCAGCATTTTCATGAATTTGAGGTTTTAACTCTTTGTATTTCTGAGCTAAATGCTCAAGTCTTGAAGCATTATCTAAATGTTTTTGACCAGATTCAGTAAGGGTTTGCGCTGTTTCTAGATTAGCTTTAGATACACCAGCAATAGCACTACCAATCATTTCAACTGCAACTAAACCAGCACCAATCCACCCTAGAGATAATTTTGCGCCTTTAGCGACTGTAGTAAGCAGACCAAACACTTTAACTAGACCATATAACCCAGCTGCTAATATAGGAAGTTTAATATTCCATCCGTCTGTTGCTTCAGTCAGATCCGTAAAACCACGAACCATAAATGTTACTGCTTCTAAAAACTTTACAATTGCACCTCTAGCACCAGTTTCACCAATTACCATTGCTAAGTTTTGAAGACTAGCTATCATCTCATTGGTTTGGAATTGTAAGCCTTCTTGGAAGGTTTCTAATTCCCTTGTAGCCGACCCATAGCTATTCATTGACACTTCAGTGTTTCGAAGTGCACGATCTTGATTTTCGATTAATGCAATAGTCTTTGATACATGCCATCCTCCACCCAATTGACTGGCGATAGCATTTTGTGTTTGACTATCGAAATTTTCCCATTGTGCTCCTAAGTCCTGCATTACATCTGTTAATGACCTTAATTCTCCTGACGCAGTTTTAGTTTGAATACCAATACCTTCTAAAGCACTTTGCGTTCTTTCTCGTAAAAATCTACTAGATAAAGTTTTAAGGAACGTACCTGCTTCATTACCTGAAATTTTCAAAGTTTCTTGTACTGTTGATGCTGAACCCACTAATTCATCAAACGTCATGCCTGCAACTTTAGCTGAGGATGAAGCTTTAGATAAGGCTTGGCTTAAGCCTACTGTATCGGCTCCTGATTTATTGGAGACTTCATTTAGTGAATCTACTACCTTAGAAACATCTTCCAATTCCAATTTAAATTGCCTGTAAATTGCTACCAGCGAGTTTGCTGCATCTGCGTTAGACTGAAATTCACCTACAGTTTTCAGTAACATTGATTGGTCGTTGAGGAAATTTGCTTCTTGTTCGTTAAAGCCTAATTTTGCAATTTCTCCATACGATTCTAGAACACTGTCTATTGTTTGACCGAATTTCATAGCCGCTCTATCAGCCTGTTCAAATATCTGGACAATGTTACCGTCTTCTAGAACCTTATTAATTGATACTAACCTTTCATCCAACACATAAAGAGTATCAATTAAACTGTTAATCGCTTGAAATGGTAAAAATAATGCTGTTGCAGCTGCAGCATATACAGGCATACGGACGAATGCATTCTCTAATGTGCCACCAAAGTTTCTGACCATACCTTGAGCATCTCTTGCGTCAGAGTTGATATTTCTAAACTGCATTCTTAACCTATCCATTTGGTGATTTAGGTTAGGGGTATTTGAATTGAGGCTGTTAACGGAGTTTAACCAGCTATTTATACCAGTTTGGTCAAAATTAGAACTATTACCGTACCTTCTCGTTAAATTCTTAGCATCCAGTTTAGCTTGTTCCTTAAACATTGCCAATTGGTGTTTCATTTGCTGATTCTGTCTGCTAATTTGAGTATTGATATTTTGCTCAGTCTGTAATTGACGCTCTCTAATTGCTGCAGAATTATCAGTAGTGCTTCTTCCAACAAGAGCAAAACCATTTGTACCATGAATATTACGAAGTTTATCTAACTCAAATTTTAGCTTTTCGACTTGGCCATTAGCACGAGAAATTGTTAAATTGAATTTTTCTAAATCCCTTGTGACTGGATTAAAAGATTTGTCTACTTTTACTGATCCAAGTTTACTATACTTATCAACTGCTCTATCCAATGATGTATAGATTTCTCTTACTTTTTTAACTTCTTTATCTCCAACAATGCTAACTTGCTTACCATTGATTTGACGTTGCATCTGTTGGACTTGTTGACTTAATTTAGCTACCTGTTTTTCATCTATGCCAATATTTATCTTCAAGTCAGTACCAATTTTATTTAATTGTTTTTGCATAATCTTAACTGTTTGTTGTTGGTCTAACTTTCCTATAATTTTAATTGATAATGGATTACTCAATATAATCACTCCTTTAAAATGTAAAAAAAATACCCTAAAGAAAAGAACATATTAATGCTCACTTCTTTAGGGTATTTTGATATGTTCTTATGGCTAGTACAATAAAGTTACTAGCCATATTATTTTTTCAACTCTGTAATTAGTATTTCATAATGCCTTTCATATTTAAGAGGATATTCAATTCTATAATCATTTCCTCGGAAGCTAAATCGGACTTTAAAATCTAGCCTATCATCTGGATCAGAAAAGAATCGATAATTCACTTCTGGAACTCGAATTGCATATCTGTCACTTGCCATTTGTGGACTATACGGTTGCCAACTTCTTATTATGAATGGAATATTAGGGATGTAATCCATTACAGGTCGTCCATAATCATCTGTTATTACATTACCTTCTTCATCCCTTAAAACCACTTGAGTATAAATATATCCAGTTTTATCTTTTTTCATTTATACTTTTATCCTTCTCTTTGCGTTGAGCTGGCTCATTATATTCTCTGGATAAGAAGTCATATAGCTTTCTGACAAATCACCTTCAGTTCTTGATTTAATACTCTCATTATCTAGTTTCTGATAATCAAAAATAACCATCTTTACAAGTACAGAATCTAATGATGAAGGTATTTCATCTAACCAACAATGGTTTAGAATAAAACTTTTTGCATCATCCAGTAAAATGTCTATTTTCTGTGACAAGTTCTCGTCATTTTTCAAATTAAGCAATAATAATAATTTATCTTTTACATTCATTGCTGTCCGCCTTCTTCATCTTTTAAAGCTAGTAAATATTCTTGAGCTTTTTCTTTACCTCTAATTGTTTCACCATTTGGAAACTCATAATAGCCGCTACCCTTATGATACTTATCGACATCTTGAGATAGTTGTATGTCGTCATCTTGAGTTTCCTTTTCTCCTTCAATTAGAGTGTAATTAAAATCATGAATTAAGACATTTTTGACTGATTCTTCATTAGTTAACCCAATACCATTTTTAAATTGGATTCCAGAAGTAATGCCATTATACAAATTACTAGGTGTTTTAATTTTATACATAATTTCTCCCTTCAAATTTAAAGGAGGATGAATTATTCACCCTCCTTTAAATTTTAATAGTCTAATATTAGACAATTAGCCCTTTTAGTCTTGCAGCTGCCTTACCATTGAAGATACCAACACCTGTATAGAATTCAATACGAGTACGGTATGAAGGCTTTTCTTGAAGCTCTCCTAAGTCATATACTTGTACACCACCATTGGTTAAACCAGATACATACTCATCTGCACCGAATTTAACAGCATAAATAGAAGTAGTATTAGCAGATGTACCCTGAGATTCATCGTGACCGATAATTTTTGTACCATTTGGTTTTTCACCTGCATCGAAAAATGGAATCCCATCATAAGCAAATACTGATTTACCAAAGCCGTCCAATGCTTTTTCATCATAACCTAATTGACGGGCAATTGATTTTACTTTAGTTAAAGTTTTTGAATCCATATAAAGAGCATCTGCTTTACCTTGAACAGAGCCGATAAATTCATCCATGATTTCCATGAAAGCATACATAGCTCCTTTGTCTTGTGAATCTAACTGGAATCCGTTATCTGCAGCAGAAATTACTTGTTTACCAGTTAATCGCTTTTTAAGTCCATCAAATGATTTTGGATCAACTGCAGTATCACCATTAAAGAAAGTATCTTGAAACTTATAAGCAAGTGCTTTGACTTTCATTGTAGTTTGAATTGCTCTTTGATCATTAAAATTACTACGAGTCTTTTGAATAAATTTATCTGTGTCTGCATCTCCACCCATGATTACTAGGGATTCACTTTTTGGATTGACAGTCCCAGTAGATTCTTCATATCCTTCATTAACTGAACGAAAAGCGATACCAGGTAATTCTTTTTCTTCGTTATACGTATAAGCGTTTCCTTCAATCCCCATAAAAGGAAGCTTTTGAAGTACTGGAGCATTTAATACATAAGTCTCCATAACCCCACGTTTTAATTTATTTTGAGATAGTTTTGCTGATTCTAATAATGTAATTGCCATAATTGTTCACCTTATCCTTTAAAAATTTTATTTTGTTTGTGTAAACCCTTGACTAATTAATTGTGAAGCAGAAAGACTGCCTAAATCAGGCGATCCACTACCACCGCTTGGCGGAATATAATCCCCATCGTTTAATCTACTTTCAACTTCAGTTTGAACATAGGATTGCATAGCTTCTTCAAACTTAGTTAAATAGTCCAATGTCTTTGCTTCATCATCTGAAACCACTAAATCCACAATAGAAAGTGGAAGCTTCTTCTCATTAGCTACACTTTGAGCTTTGAGTTTCACTTCTGCAACTTTTGATTTTCTTGCTTCTTCTTCCCATTTCATTTCTAATTCTCTGATACGTTTTTGTTCTGGTGTCTCATCTGGATAGCGTTTCTTAATTTCTTCCTCTAATTTTTGAGGAAAAGTTTTTTCCATCCATGTATTTAAGCCTTTATCAAAATGCTTATCTTTTTCTGATGAAAGCCACTTTTTTGCATCATCATTAGAATTAACAAAAGCCTGAACCCCTTCAAGTGTTGGTGATTTCAACCCCTGAAGATACTCTTTTACTGTTTGATCATCCTTATTTGTTTCTAAAAATGCTTGAATATCTTTTAGTTCCATTTCCTTCGTCCTCCTATGCCCCTCCAAGTCAATAAGCCCTAGTAGTGCAATTAAATTTATATAATAAAAAAGCCGATAAAATTTAATTATCCGCTTCTGTTAAAACCTTACCTATTTTTGCTTTTCTTTCTTGCTCTTTAAACCATTTCTCCAATTCAGCTGCAGGATTTTCAACAAAAGGAATCTGAGCTAATAAAGTTTCTTGTGGTACTATTTCTTTCAACTTAGAAAAACTATCCGCCAATGAAGTTATATCGACAGGGATATTCATGCTCAGCCGGAGTTTAATTTTATTATATGAAAATTTCTCCCTAGTCTTTTTATATACAAATTCAAAGAAATCTTTCAATCTACTTTTATCAATAGTCTCCAATTGACTTTGTAAAATAATACACTTGTTCTCGAGACTAATTAAACGACTTCTAAGGGCACTCCCTGATAAATTGCTTTGAAGTGGTTGATTAGTATCCATATGACTAGCTGCCTTATAAATTTTATCTTCTAAAGTATTTAATAAGTTTTGAACAAATGTATCATTAAAATTTTTGATTAAATAATCAACAGTGACACCCGCAGGAGCATTAATTACACCTTTTTTCTTCATATTAGGTATGTCTTCATCATCTAATTCTCCACCAGTAACTTTAATTAATGCTTGTCTAAAATCAGAAACTTCATTAACTAAATCAGACAAAGTATTACAAAAGGCATCATTGGCAGATTTAATATCATCAAGCATACTTGTTCTATCAAGGTTAGGGGAATACACTGTAATAGGTGGAGTTTTAAAATTGATTCTTCTTTTGGATTCAAAAATAATTTTTTCATCAGATACCAAATGATATGTATAAACCATATTTTTATAGTAAACATCCAGCTTATTTTTTTGATCAAATATGCCTTCTGGATATTCATGAAGAGCTAATTCAACTTTCTTTTCAACGTTTCCTCTTTCAACTACTAGGGTATTTATTGGAGTTAAAACACCACATTTAAAAGAAAGATTATCAGTGTATTTAACCTCATACGACTCTCCAAATTTTAGGCCTTCTAAAACTAACCTTTGATTATGAACCCTAATCCATTTTGAAAAGTGTTCATCAACTAATTCAAGAGCTTTTAGGTCATCATCCATTGATATATATGCAGGCCTATTCCCTAAAGCATATGCCACCTCATCATGAACAAATTTTCTAAAATAGTTAATAACTACTTTAATATTGCTCCGTGAATCGTTATAAGCATAATTTTTTAAGATATCGAATTTACCCTCATAATAATCTTGATAAATTTTCTTTGCTTGTTGCTGTTGTCTTAGTAATCTTAGATATTGCTTTATAATTTCATCATTAATATCCATTTTTTCACCTCCTTAAATCACCAATCATAAAATTTTATTCTTCGGTCAACAACTACTTCATCTATAATTCGATTAAATTCAGCCGTCAAATCGGGCGCATCATCATGCTTTGTATACCGCTCTCCCTCGTACGAAAGTATTTGAGACGTAAATTCAGTATCTTCCTCAGCAAATGTAAAAAAGCCACTATCCACTTTATGTGCTATGGCTCTAATCTTAGCCTCTTTATTTTTATTTTGTCGCTCGTTTATAATTTCAATCCTGCGCCTCTTCAGGGAAGGATTTTCATTAATTGACTTCTTAATATCTCTAACATCTGCACCATTAAAGGTATTTTTCTCAATCCAGACGTGAGTAATATCCTTGTATTCCTCTAACAAATCAATAACTTTTTTCAGATAATCCTCATATTCTAATCTTTCCACTATTCCTTTTCTAACCCATCTGAATGTATTAGGAGTAACAGAGCCTACCAATAAAGCGGTAAAGTCATTATGTTCCTTAGTTTCTACCGCTGGATCACAACAAAGGATAGTTTTAACGAATATCTGTTTTTCAATTGTTTCCCTTGGCTCAGTAGTTATATTATGGAAAGCTTTCTCACCAATTTTAGAAGCATCATTTTGCATTTCTTGTTTAAATGCAGTTGGGTCTGAAAAATAATCAATTGCCATAGTAAGACAATCATATTTATCTTCCCATAGTACAGGAAATTTCATAGCCTGCTCATTTTGATAATAAAACTCCTTAGCATTATCAATAGCCAGTGGATCATGAGAATTAAAGTAAATCTTTTTAAATTCAGCCCAAAGCCCTTTTGAAAACAACTTATCTACATCATCATCTAATATTGCTTTCCTTACGACATGCTTATAAGTTCTATCTTTTAACAAACGTGAAATAAAGCAGTCTTTATGCAGAATAGTTCCAAGAACAATGTATTTTGTCCCCATTTTTATTTTCTTACCATCACGATATACAGGCTTATCCCCTGCATAATATGAATCTTCAACCCAAGTACTATATTTTTTATCCCTTGCCTCTTGAGTAAGTACATCAACTTTACTTTGGTAATCGTCTGCAATCAGCAATGTAGGACGTTCGCCATTAAACTTTTTACCCCTAGGACTACTTGTGGAAGATATTGCTTGTATTTTTGTATAGTTAGCTAATTCAAGCTCTAAGCGATTGACAGTAAACTTTGAATCAATTAACTCTCCAAAGGCAAATCTTATGTATGGATTCTCTTCAAAAGCTCTCCTTGAGTCACGTATGAATTCAACTGCATCTTGTTCTGTTCTTCCTGCAACAAGCGTATAGGTTGAAACTTTATAACAATGTGCCCATACAGATAATGCAAAGTCACATACAGTTGTTTTAGCTGCACCCCTTGGCATAACAAGTTCAAGCTTATCAAATGAATCATGTATAAAAAGGTCTTCTAATGTATCCCATATTTCATAATGAACACTTGCTAATTTTCTTGCTGTATTACTTGGCTTCGGAATAAAAGTATCTTGAAGAAAATAGTTACAGAAGAAATGAATCGACCTTTTACCAAGTGAATAAGCTAATCCACCTTTACCAAATAAGTTATCCTCTTGTTCTTTCATTAATTGTCTAACTCGTTTTAGAGCTTTGTCAGTAGGCATACCCATTTTAATTAAATCCTTAAGAAGATACTTTCTCAAAGTATTACGATTCTCAGGAGTATCAATAAGGTTAATGTCTATTTTATCTGCCAATATAACACCTCCAACTTTTAAAAATTTATTATAATACTGTAACCGTTGCTGCGGGCATTTTTCATTATTTTCAATTTAGAATACCCCCTACAACAATGCATACAAGGCTGATTATGATGTGCATTTTCTCCAGGTTATATATGTATTGATCACTATACATCCACTTACAAGCTTATTTAAGTAGGTTACAACCCAAGCACATTTAAAATAATCATACTTATTTAACACAAAATAACTTCGCATAACTTTACTTATGCGAATATTTATATACACTTATGCGAAATAATATGGTATAATTTAGTTATAAACAAACGGAAATGACATACTTTTTACATAATCTCAATTTCGCATAACTAATATTAGGAGGATGAGCAATGGAAAGCAATAAAATGTTAATCGAGGAATTTATCTTTCAGTTAAGGAAGGCTGAGAATACGAAGAAAGCATACCAACGTGATTTAGAAGTGTTTAACCAATACTTATCTAAAGTCAACATAAGTATGGATGACTTAACACAACAAACAGTTCAATTATTTATTTCTTCTTTAGAAAACGGATCAGTGAAGAATACTAAAGGAACAAGATATAGTCCTTCAAGTATTAATCGTATCTTTGCTGCTATCTGTATGTATTGTGATTACTCTAACCAACGTAAATGTGTTAAGGAAATAGATATCAATAAACCTTCTCATATATCTAAACAAGCACCTAAATCTATTGAGATAGAAGACATTGAAAAAATTAGACTAATGGTTGCTAACAGTAAGAAAGCATCATCTCAAAGGGACTTGGCTATTGTTGATATGCTAATGTTAACTGGTATACGTGTTGGTGAGCTTGTCAACCTAATTAAGGATGACATTGAATACAGTAAACGAGATAAGCTTTATTACATTCATATCAACGCTTCTAAGGGAGACAGGGCACGAGTAATACCTATTAATAAAGATAAGTTTAAGTATATCAGTCGTTACATAGACTCACGCAATGATGAATCTGAATATGTATTTATAAGCAATAGACAATCACAATTAACAACAAGATCAATACAATTAATGCTTAAAGAATTCGATATCACTCCACACATGCTAAGGCATTCCTTTGCTACCAGACTAGCTAGAACAGGTAATGACTTAAGTATGGTTGCTGACCTTTGTGGTCACTCTATAACAGTTGCACAACGTTATACAACGCCCACAGACAAACAAAAAGCAGAAGCAATAGCAAAAGCCTTTACTCTCGATTGATGGGATGTAAAGGCTTTTTATTATTCCTCATTATTCATTTGTTCAATCATTTGCTGTTCCCACTTTTCTTGCTCTTGTTCAAGGATATCAGAGTTTACCGTTTTTCTATCGTTTGTGTTTGAAGAAATATTAATTTGTTTAGCAAGCTTTCCATCAATTCTTTCCACATTATAAATATTAGCATTATACCTTACTCTTTGATCTGGCGATGTATCAGCTAATTCAATAATATTTTGAATAGATTTTTGATAATGACTATACCATAATTGTTCCCCAAAATTTCGAAGCTCTTGTCTAAGCTTGTCTACCTCGCAAACAAAGTCAGGATTATCAAGCCAATTATAAATAGTCTGCCTAGACACATCGAATTCTTTACTTATTGTTACCTTATTCATATTCCCAGTCGCTAAAGCATATTGTACATTTCTCTGCTTTTCAGTCCATATGTTCTGTGACATGCTTATTTTCCTCCTTTACAATTTGACATGATTTATGTGTATTTTTACACTTATTTAACTCTTAATTTATTTACAGAATAAAACACTTAATTCTAATATAATAAAAATCCATACTCCAAAATACATAGAAATTATTGTATGATAAAAGAAAGCATATTGAAAGGTGTGTATATTTTGGAAACAGCATCGTCCCATATTAGTCAACAATTTTTAAATAAAATCCTAAGTAAATTAACTAATAGTTTCTTTCATCCTATGGATTTTACTATTACTACCACAGAAATTAACTACCTAAATAAGCTATCAATTACCATACAATATAATTATATTGATAAGTATATTCTAGAAGCTGAGGTATCAAGCCCTGATAAAATAGATATAACCTATAAACCAGGTTATATGCTTCGTAAGGAGAAATATACTGGAATTAATAATAGTGAATTTTTATATAAAATCCGTGATTGGTTAGACAATATTTATAACGAAATGAATCAAAATCCTATTACTCGAAAAGTTGATAAACATGACCAAATACTAAAAGATATACAAGAAAGAATTAATTCCATAGAAAATGGTGATACAGCATTCACTCAAAGTGAAAAAGCAGAAATGGAAGATAAATTAGTAGATTTAACTCAATCTTTTGAGACCTTTTATGAAGAACAAAAAGAAACTAATTCAAATCTAAAATCTGAAATTAGACAATTAAACACAGACATTGAGACCTTAAAGAAACAGTTAGACCTTATGACCAAAAAAAGTTGGTTCCAATCTCTATCAGTTAGAATGTATAATTGGTATACATATAGCCCATTAATGATTAGAAGGCTTGCTGGTTTCACTCGTGAATTGTTACCAGAAGAAGTGAGGGAAGTTGTGACTCAAGAAGCTTTAGATCAACTGATTCCCCTTGAAGAAGTTACCAATGAAGAAGAGAATTCATAAGACCCTTAAATGGGTCTTATTTTATTTCCAAAAACACGAATAAGACCTCCAACGTAAAGGGAAGGAGATCTAAATTAAGTCCTTTTATTTGGACTGCCCATTATGGGATAGTATTTATCTGACTTTTGTCAGAGCCCTTGCGGGATAGTTTTTATGTAACAATTTAATAATAAATTAATCTTCTACTTTTGTCAAATGTTTTTCTAAATTTTCTTGATCAATGTATATTTCAGCTAACTTATTATCAATCTTTTTTAGATTTTTGCTATCTAGTCTAAAGGTAAAAAGTTCATCCCCAGAATTCTTAGGAGCATGAATTCTTATTTTACTTAAGGAACATATTTGACTCAAAATTGCAACTGTTCCTTTTTTATAATCAATTATCTTTTTATTTAGACTTTTTAACTCTTTTTCTATTGAAACAATTGGTTGTCCGTTTTCCTGAAAAAGTTTCTTCTTAGTTTCCTTTTTCCTAATTTTCTCCTGTATATTAGATATTTCTTCTGAAAACAAAGAGTACCCAAGAAAAACTTCGTACTTTTTATCAATATCATTTTCTGTTTTATTATCAGGCAAAGATCCTAATGGTATCACGGTCACTGTCCTATTAGATTTGGCATTATTTTTTTCTATTACTAAAGCATAATGTAATCCACCTTGTTCGCTACCTACGTTAAAGCCAAAATCGGCTTTAACAACCATTCCCCTCTTATATGCTATTAAAGATTGATAATTAAATGATTGTTCGTTTAGTAAATAATCAGCACTCCATGTATTCAACCAATATAACAACTTTTTTGCGGTTACTATATCTTTAGTTTTAATTGCTTTTTTTAATTCGATTAGCACTGCATCAGTAGTTGCCTCAACTTGCTGTTCATTATTCGCTCTAATGTTTACTCCAATTCTACCCAATACTACCCCCTCCAATCTTCACCATATTATACCATAATTCGCTAGTTTAATAGGCAGAAAGAAGAGGAGTAATATTTTAATTTTTCTTATATATCGAAATCCTTAATATAATAGGTAACCAAACTTAATTCGATTAACAATCTAAATTTCCTCTTGATTAACGTTATTTTTTTATAAATGATGTACCAACTGTGACATACTGCTTCTCTTCATTAAAATCCCATGGCCACGAAGCAAAATGATAAGTTTTCTGAAGACCTATATTCTTCTTGGAAATTAATCTCTCAATTTCAAAAATCGAGCCAGATAACTGATATTGTTTTAATTCCATTAATAATTCCTTATTTTTTAGAATATCCAAACTTATTTTATAAAGACCACCGAAATTCTTATTAAGATATTTCCTATTTTTAGAATTAATCTCAAATAGGTCAGAAGAAACAGCTACAACTCCTTCTTTAACCAATGCTCTTTTTATAGTCCTAAAAAAAGGAATTAAAATTCTATTATTTGTTGTTAATGCAACTTCGTTAATCTTTTTAAAATGTTCAGATAAAAACTGATCATCAACATCTGAAAATACACCTATGAAAAAAGCAGGAGGAAAAAGCTGAGTTGTAATACTATCAACAAATATAAAATCAAATTCATTATCTAATGAAATTGATAGATTATTTTCAAAATATTTCGGTAATCCGTCTCTGAATTTTTCTGTTTGCTTTATAAGTGAAGTGAATCCATCTTCATTAAAAATCTTTTTTAGATACTCAATTTGTTGTTCAATTACCCCAGTAAAATCTCCAGAAACAATTTTTACTTTTTCTCTATTTTCCTCTGATAATTCTTTTGTAGCCTGAAGCATTGAACTTTGATCATAGTCAATTATTACAGTAGAATCAAACATATTTACAATTTTTTCAAGCGAGAAATCATTACATGCACCCGCACCTATTATTAAAGCCTTTTCAAACTTTTTAACATTTTCATCAATCGTATTTTTCAACCAATAATCGCACGCTTCTCTTGTTTGGTTCCATCTGTTTCTTTGCTGATTTCTACTCTCAACATCATTAAATGAAATATAAATATCTCTTACTTTCAATAACAACACTCCCTTTATAATATCTATCGACAAAGAGTGGTTTTTCTTATATATTTCTTTTTATTTATATACTCAATTACATCACTTTTAAAAGATAACCGTTCTCTACTTGTTTGCTTAATTGGGACTAGACATTTATAATCCATTAGTTGCTTTATATTTTGTCTTGAGCATCCTAACATTTTGGCAACCTCATGAGTTGTTATTACTTCTAGCTCAATAAATTCTTTTAAAGAGTCAACATCTTTAAAGGCATGTTTTATAATAGTCACTTTATCGTATTCTGATTTAAGGTATGGTAACACCATTTCCACGATTTGCTCATACTCATTAACTGTATATTTTGCTTGCTCTAATTTAGCTTCCTTTTCTTTCAAATTATTGTATTCCTCAATTGATAAAGTCACTTGGGCCATGTATAATTTCCTCCCTTTTATTCCAACCCTAATTTTCGTTTTATTTTATTATTAGCCTTATTCAATTCCTCTATAGCAATCTCATAATCAATCAAAGTCTTTTGATATTCCACTATATTGTATTGATGCATACACAAGCTCAAATCCAAGCACATTACTTCGTCATACCATTTATTTGTAGTTGGATGATACAGTCTAATCACATGCTCATAATTACAACTAGGACAGCTATAAAAATGCTTATAAACTGGCTCCCTGTTGTAATAACCGACAAATGGTTTATGTGTATTTTTATTCCTAAATTTCCCCTTGCAACCTTTACAAACTACAAAATTAAATGCCATATGACTAAATCCAATAAGTTACAGATAAAGCAATTAACGCTACTAAAGTTAAATAAAAATATTGCACCTTGCTATCGTAAATCATTTCTTTAATATTTTGATACCCAAATATAACAATCATCAACATAAGTAAAATTTGAAATGACATTAGCATCATTCTTTATCCCTCTGTTCTTTGTGAATAGTGCCAGCCAATGACTCTAAAAGAATTTCTATTTTCTGTAATGTATATAAAATATCTTTCTGTACTTTATCTTCCTGTTGTTTCTGCTTACTCAAACTTTCACTAATTTGTTCAAAGTTCATCTATTTCACATCTCCAATTTTTATAATTAGGTCGCCTTAGCAGGAATCGAACCTACGAAATGCTATATCCATTTGAATATGCTGCTCTACCACTAAGCTATCAGGCAAAATAAAAAAGCCATTCATTTAGAATCGCTTTGAAATCACTTTTGTATATTTACAATTATCTCTTTTATATTTGTCTTTCCGCATTTATCACAAGATATATCCCTAACAAACGACTTGCAATGTGTACAATATTTTTGATTCACAATCTTTTCCTCTTTTTATCAACTTTAACTAAATCATTAAGTAGTAGAATCCTAAGTTGAGTTGTCCTAAGCATCATTTCTTTATTTTGCGATAAGATAAATTCAATTAAAGCTGTTCCTTCATTCGGCTTTACCTTAATTACTTTACCCTTCATCCTCATACTATTACTATAAATAATATCCCCTTTTACAATCGCCATATTATTCCCCCAGATTATTTATTTACTTGTTTCAGTACTTTATCCTTAATAAATTCATTATCAAGCGGTAACCCTGAAATACTATCTACAATCAGCTTTCGTTGTTCTTTAATTTTATCGTTCATCTCAATTACCTCATGAATGCGGTCATAAACCTGTTCGATTGACTCCTTCGGAAAGGATTTAAGCAACTTCTGACAAATAGGTGAATTTAATATAATTTTAAATTCATCATAAATCGTTTTTGGTTTCTTACTAGCAGTAAATTGAATATCAGTGAATTCTCTCAAGATGTAATAGGAAACAATATCCGCTTCATGATTTGGATCAATTTTCACATTTTCTTCTTTAGCAGTTTTAAAGAATACGGCCATTTTATTCAATAAATTATTTATCTTTTCTGGCTTGAAGAATGGGTACATCCTAACAAGATATTCATTGTCCTCATATGACAATGGAAATTCCAGATATCTGTAAAAATTTTGGACTTCTTTTTTTAACATGTTTGCTTTAAACTTTTTAGCCATTTTTACCTCCTTATTATAATTAAAGAGTAAGAGACATAATCTCCTACTCTTTAAATTTATAGAATCCACATACCACCTAAATCGATGGCAAACAAATCAGGGAGTTTCTGTTTCGAAAATATAATCAATATATTGCCCATCACCTTTAGCATCCGTAACTGCAAACATATCAAATGTTATTTGTAAATTTGTAGCTTCAGTCCCGCTCATTGTAAATGTAATATTTTGTTGCGGACGTGCCTTATACACAGTAACATGACAAGGGTAATCTTGTTCATCTTCTTGGTTTCTTGCTAAACCAGTTCCATAAATTGATACAGCTTTAGGGAACTTATTTGATTTAACTGAAATTCTTTTAGAGTTTACTGGTGCAGAATACTGATAGAATGCAACTACTTCTTCACCATTTGTCGCAGGAGTAGCTAATGTAACATCTTTGGAAGTCACTTCTGTAACATCAAATTCTTCGCCAATATCCCTTATGCCTTCTAACTTATAAATTTTCACATCACCAACAGGAGAATGGCTGAGCGTGACTGATGGTGATCCAGATGTCTCATGGACAGTTAAAACTTCACGTTTGAAAATTTGGCCAACACCTTCACCTAGTTCTTCACCTGTAATCAATGCTAGTAATTTCAAATCAACCAGTGGCACTGTTAATTGAAAAGTTGATTCTTTTGAGTGGTCGAAAGACATTTGGTCAGCCATACCTCGACCACCTTTTAGTTTTAGTCTTTCTCCTGTTACTTCATTAGTGCTCGCTTCAGCATAATCAATAAATGCTACTGGTTCTTTTGTTTTATAATCCACGATGTTTGTATCCAATACTTCTTTAATACCAAATTGTAATCCCATTTTATTGCCTCCATTAAATTAATTTTTTTATGTCTTTTGCCCAATGTTTTTCATAAACAGCTTTCTTTCCCTGTTCTTCCATATGAGGTAAAAGTGTAATATCGTTATGATACTCGTCCCATACTAATATCCTTAAGTAATTTTCATATAATTGATATACAGTTAATTTCCAAATGTTTATGAGATTAATTGCATTACTATATGTAGCAACAATAGATATTACATCTGAGAGTTCCAATCCTTTTTCATTATTTTTCTTTTGAATTTTTTCCTTGGCTTTGTTGAGTTTATTCAAAAGCATCTGCGCTTTAGGATTCGCTGGTTTAAATTCATCCTTTTTTGTGTCACCAAGATAATTCTGATTCATAATTGTAAATTTGATATCATCAAATATAGATGAATCTATTAATTTTGATATTTTGTTTACGTTAATGACTATTCCTTGTTGCGTAATCTCAACATTGTCAACTTTTAAAAATACCTTTATTGCATTGATAAATGTGGTTTGGAAATTTGAATCTAGCGAGGATAACATGATTAATAAGTTTAGACTTGATAATTCGTTGATTTCATTAAATTCTTCTGGGGTAAATACACCATCATTGAAAGAGGATACTAAAGTTTCTTTATTCATATTCAATATAGCTAATAAAGAATTATATTCGTTTTCGCCTATTTCATCGACTATTTCACTTAGCGTAAGAGGGTATACTAGTATTTCTTGTACACTAATCGGGCTCCCCTTTAAAAGTTTGGATTTATTCATTTTTTAAAACTCCCGAAAGAATAAATATGCCTGTATCCTGTATACTGGCTAGGTACGCTAGAAACAATCCTACCACTTATGTAATCCGTTTTCCCAATGCCTGTGACTCGCTGTTGTACAAATAACTCATTAAGTCTATCCGCAATCCTATAGCTTCGCATGTCTCCGTTTTCAAAGTCAGAATGACAAAGAATATCAAAAAACACTTCTTGGTTTGCAGTTAAATAATTTCCCCTACTTGGCTCTCTATCTCCCAAATACACGAATAAACAACATAACGATTTATTAGTTAAATCATCTTCTTTTGGACTTACCATAATAACTTGATTTCTTATCGTCCAATCCTTGTCTATTTCTAAGATATTCGGTAACGATTCATCCAAAGGATCAGGTATACGGTTACGAAGGTTTTTTGGCTTGTAATGAAGCAATCTAAGCAACTCTTCATCCGCCCAAAGAATCTGAACGAAATCCTGAATGTTTTGATACATCCCCATAATTAATTCACCACACTTTTATATAATTTTTATCTGAGTGACCATTAAACACAGGAAATTATCTTCTCCTATTCCCCACACGATCAAAAGCCGACTTAACCATCAAGCCGACTCCTCATGTAGGTTTAAATCAAATTAAATTAGGAAGTAACCGGATATGCTACGAAATATCATCGAATCCGATAATGTCTAACCTTTTCTTTATTGACGCAGGCTAAACTGGGGCGCACAGCATTATGCTGCCGATAACGTCAATGATCTTACTACACTCTTACAAGCTTGTATTCTGGTTGATTCTCAACAAACTCAATAAGTTTCTCTTGCTTCTCACTGGACATATTCGTCTTATGATTCAAAAATAAGCTAACTAATGCATCGCTGCTAACAATAGCTTGAGCTATATCCTTATTTTTGATTTTCTTTTTCATCGCACAAAAACGGATATCATCTATTTGATCTCGATTTAACATCTTGTATCCCTCCCTCATTAAGTTATTTATTAATTATTTAAATCAAAAAAAGAGGTCAAGCCCTTAGACTGACCAACCATCTCCAAGAGGTATAAATTATGACTAAATTTCAATGAGAAAAATAAACTATTAGAATTGTGTAATCATCCAATTCCATTAATATCCAAATTAAAATTTCACAAAAACTTGCGACAATTTATAACATATGATAATGTTATATTGGATAATAATGTTCAAATGATTAAAATAATAAAAGGGAAAGTCAACTACTAAGCATTGAGCTTTTCTTTGCCACGACAATTGACTAGTCTTCGTGTTCCATCCCCTTCATATAGTCACCGATAAAAATAGGCTAGAACCTTTATCTATCAAGGTTCTAGCCAAATACGTGGTGCATTTTTTAATTGCACTTAAAAGAGCTTAAGAAAAGTTGTGGTCTTGATTTATATAAATGATTCATTAATCTAACCCAATTCCCTCTTCTTTTTTCATTATTTTTATCTTGTTCTTTTTTACCTTCTGTTTCCTCAGCAATCTTCAAAAGGATAGCATACATTGTGTTTTTATTTATTTTAATCTTATCAAATTTTTCTTGCTGCTCATCCATTATTCTGTCTAATTGTTCCATTAGTTCATCTTCATCATCAAAATCCTTGTAGATTCTCCCCATCAAGTTAGAAGTATCATTAGCAATGTTTTTTACTTTCCCTGTTTGTCTCCTGTTGGCCTTTCTTTTATCATACTTATGTAAAAGATCATTTAGTTTTATGTTATCTTTTGAGCCTTCAGCTGGTTCGAGCTTACTAAAGCTTTCATAAACCATATCCATTGGACAATTATAATATGTAGTAATCTGGGACTTATTATTTTTTTGTTTTTTATTTAATTTGTCATTATGTACATATTTCCAAAACAAAGGTTTTGCCTTTAGCTTCACATCTTTATGTAAACCTTTAACGTATTCTAATAACTTTTTATCCTTGATATTCTTTTTATCTAGCAATTTTAAAGAAATTTTATTTCTAATCATATTCAATTGTTTTTTTGCATCGACTTTATACTGTCGTTTCGCACTATCAATGGACAACCCTGACAGTATAGATAAAATATTTGTATACCCAAGCAAATTTTCCACCTTATCTTTATCAGGTTTATCCTTGGCCATTTCATCCCAATAAAGACTCATGATTAGCTGTGACAGGTTTACTATCTCACCTATTTCTGTCTTTGATTTAGATAACTTATTATCGATCTTAGCCATGTCATTAGTTACTAAGCGATAGACAACTTCATCTGATTCTTTATCCTCCGGGATATCATTTATGATTACCTTATAGTAATCAATACTCTTCTTGATGATTTTGGTTAATGTCGAGTCATTTGACAAGAAAACAACATCTGAGTCCCAATCACAGCCATTTAGAATATCACATATCTCAAAGCCAATTGAGTTTACCACAACAATATTTTTTGTTAAGTTGAAGTACTTTAAGTAATTATGATATTTGTTTTCAGGCTCAAGTTTAATCCTATCCACATAAAGGAGGTTTGAAGGAGATACGTGTGGATTCCTAAAACCAACTAGCTCACCTGGCTCAAACAAAGTAGTGTAAATCTCATTGCCCTTTAAGCAAAGTGGCTCATTAATTTCATTTCCTTTTATTTCTCCGACTACTTTCATAAGATACTCTACTAAGCACGACCCCATCACGCAATAGTCACCAGTTACCCTTAATTTTCCTGATTGTAGATTTTCCCTATATTTCTTAATAGTGCTTTTTTTGAAGTCTCTAAATATTTTCGATTCAATTATTTTAGTATTTACATCATATAAGGCAGCAAACATTTCATTTGCATTCACATTGTTTTTATTCGTTATTAGGTGATCAATAAATTTTTTCGGCTTATTTTTCAAATCCATTATGTAACCATACTCATATTGACTTATTTTATTTATATCTGCTTTATTTTTTATTGGCAAAGAGTTGATCATTTGATAACTCATCCTTTGAAGGGGTTGATTATCGTCAGTAAACCCACGCTTAGTTTCTTTCTCACTTTTACAAATCCCCCACAATGAAGATTCATTATTTTTTACTGTTTTTCTCCAATGCTCATAAATCTCTTTTTTGCTACCACATGCATAACTGTATTTAAGTATCTTGAGGCAAGATGGATTAATGATAAGTTTGATCTTTGAAGCAGGTATTTTATTCCCAAACATATCTTCTATTTCCCAAGAATCAAAATCTTTTCCATTGGCATCCGCATAATCGCTTAAAAAGTCAGTTAACCTTACATTAAAACAAGCAGCCTTGAAAAATAATTGTCTAAGCAACATAAAACCTTTACCTTCTTGTTCCCCTTCAAACAAGCTCACATCCGCTAATGCTTCCCCATCGAAAATTTCATTTGTGATTTTCCATTTTTCTTTAGGAATATTTGCTAATATATCCTTACCGTCCTTCTTTTCAATTCCTATTACGTTAGCATCCTTTTTAAATGTACTATATACACTATCCACGATTAGTATTGAATCAGGATCAATTTTTACCGTATCAACAATCGAAGATGCAACTAATGTTTCATATGATAATATCCCAGCTAAATCAACCGATGTATCATTATCGAAGTTTAGTCCTAATCTCATCCAAGTTTTTATGTAATCGTGAAGATTTTCTTTAATAAACCAAGCTTCCCCTTTACGACTTTTTGCGGGACTTCTGCCAAGTAAAACATATTTTTCTGTCTCTGAAACTTCACCAGTCTCATAATCAGTAAGCTTAATTGTAAACCCAACATTATAAAGGTCATATCGTATTTCCTCTGCACTTTTACCAATCCATTTATTGCTGATTGGGTGTTTCTCCATTTCATCAACTATTTTATTAATTAAATATTCAAGTCTCTGTATTTCTTGATCATCATTACTTTCTGCTATTAACTTTTCGTATGTACTAATCAATTGTTTACCACTCTTTGTGGATTGAGAAAATTTCACGTTTATAATATCGTGGGTAAAGTTTTTCCGTTTACCGAATTCAATATAATTTTTATTTCGCCTTAACTTTCTTAATAATAGGCTGTCAGGAATACTACCCTCATGATTTAGATTATGAATCTTCTTATCTCTAATTTTATTTTCATTAATTATCGCTCCTTCAATTGTAGGAATATACACGTCATTGGTCATCCAGTTACCTCCGTATTAATTTATTTATTTTATATAAAACTTCAATCTAAAATTTCTGATCATGGCACTCACGATAGTGAGGGGCAAACAATGCAACCTACGGGCGCATTGTCATAAGCTTCTATCGAATCTTATGGAAACTCTTATACTTACTCTTGTTTAAAACTCTAGTTAATTAATCTTGTTAAAATTATTGTTAAACTATCTAGTAATATATCTAGTAAAAACTCTTGTAGCACTTCCCCACCCCTCTCAATCCCTTGGTATCACTAAGTTAATTAAGGGACACCAATAGGAAGGGTGTCTTTCTTAATTAATTTTATGTCTATTTTTAACTTTTCCCTGTACCGTTTTATATATTTACTGTCTCGTTATGTATAAATAGATGTCTTATTATGAATGTGAGGGTGTCTCTTTTTAATATGGAAGGTGTCCATTAATATATATTTACTGTCTCAATATGTATAAGTAGGTGTCCGTTTTTGTTAAGCGACTGTCCAGCAATAAATAGGTGTCCGTTTTTGTTTAGTAGGTGTCCCTTTATTTAATAAGCGCAACTCAGGCTAAAAGGCTTCAAATGGATTTCCAGCTTTTGTTTTAGTTCCCCAAGCAAGCTTATCCTCTTTATCTTCTTTAATAGCTTCATTTTCTTTTGTAGGCTCATAAGGATTCGACTCTTCATCATTTAATCTCAGGCACATCTGAGTATTATATATTGGCTTATAATATGAACTAGGTTGCAGTCTATCCCTAATTTTTTGTTCATAATTTTTAGGCCTATCAACATGAACAAGTGGAAAGTCTTCGTTTTCATCACTTGAAAATTTATCTTTAACCCTTAAAGAGGTAACCCTGTTAATTATTTTTTCTGTTATTCTAAAATCTTTTATATTTAACTTTTGGGACAATGCCTCTACACTGTGCCATATATCCATTTGACCGTTGTATGATCTAATGAAATAAAGGTATGTAATAAACTCTTTTTCGTTAAGTATTCCCTTAGTGTACAGGTCGAGATCATAAATAGTTACCTTAAAGAAGTTTATGGGTGTATAAGCTACCTCTCCATTTTCATCATCTTCTTTTTTGTAATCGCAGTCAAAATTCAAATGCCATTTGTAATAATTACGTTTAATATTTCCTTCTTCGTAGCCAATTACTTTTTCTTCGTTTAGCATTCTTACACATATTCCTTCAGGATGCATAATCCGCTCATTTTCTCTGTGGTGAAATATATTATTCACGCTGCCCTGAAGAAAGCAAAGCTTTTTTAATCTTTCTCTTATGCGTTTATTGCTATAACCTAAATAGTCAGCAATTTCCTGGCTATATCCTCTAAAATCATTTAAACTAAGAAACTTTAACAAAATAATGATAATAAAATCACGTTCATCAAAATTTGCTGTGCATTTTAATTGGTTATCCTCGCTATAAGCTATTAGGTTCCCTTGATGATCAATCCAATGATCCACCTTTTCATTTAATTCTTTAGTTAACTGTGGTACGTATTCCACTTTTCCTAATGTGTAAAAATCATCAAATAACCGATTGTTAAGCATTACAAATTTCATTTGCGACTCTTCTAATAAATTTCTAATCTCACTCGGAGTTTTTAATTTCCTTTCCTTTGCCATCTCAATCTCCTTTGCTTAATTGCATAAAAATAATTTATTCTCTCTTAAAATATTCATCAATAATCTGATTTACTAAGGGAGTTCTTATGTATAACCAAAACCTTCTGTTTGAGTTGCTTATAGCTGATGTGACAAATTCAATGTTTTTATCAGCAATTTTTCTATGTAGTAAGGCATCATAACAAAAAAATAAGTCTTTCTTGGTAAAATTCATCGTTACACTCCTAAAAAATAATATTCAAATTTCCATATTCATCTTCAATTTCTAATAACCTATGTAATCTATATTGTTTAGCCTTAGATAAGCTTCCCTTGCCATTAATGAAGGCTCCTAATGTGGAAGGACTAATACCAATCTCCTTAGCGGAGTAAGCCTGTGAGTAGCCTTTGTCTTTAATTAACCTTTTGTATTGTGTTGCAATTAGCATAATCATTATGTCACCTCCTCTCAGATGCTTTATTGTCCATATAACTTTGGTTATAGGAATATTATTATTGACATTTAATTATTTTATTTGTAAAATACTAATATGGATTAATAAGTTTATGTGCATATAATTTTTTAATATAGCGAAACTGACAAGCTCAATCACTATCAAAAGTGAACAAGCTCGTCTTGTTTGTATGTAATTAAATATTAATTAACTAAATAAAAACTTAATTTATTTCAATCCCTCTTTCTTCTTTCATCCAGCCATATTCATCATCAATTTGAATATAATCATTTCCTTCATAAGTCATATGATAAAAATCAACTTTCTGTTTTTCTGCGTCTTTATATTCTTCAACCGCTTCATTCTCACTTACGTCTTTAAGGAACTCGAAGAATTTATCTTCTAATTCATTCTGTACGATAAAATGTTCAACAAGGCCATAAAGGTATGATTGCCTTTTATTTTGATTAACTAACCTATTAGTAGTCTTCACAATAACGTCATAAAAGGCTTTAGTAATCTCATCTTCCGAGGAATTACCTTTATACTTAATAATTCTATTTTCCTTTTCTGCTTTTTGTTCTACAGCTTTCTTAAAATCATGGACTTTAGTCATTAGTTTTCCTCCCCCAGAAAATCATTCTCTTCTCCAAAAATCTCTTCTGTTGTGGGATATCTGTGGTAGTTGTATTCTTCAGGTTCATACTTTAATCTCCCTGTTAATACTTTTAATATGAGCAAATCTATTTGGTCGTTTAATTCCGCCTTGTCGCCATGTAAAAAACTTAAAAACGAATCAATCTTCTCCTCGGTATTAAAATATCCTAATACCTTGTGTAAAGCATCCTCAGCTATATGTAAATTTTTTAATTGTGATTCCTCTACTGTTATCATGTCTTTTGTTTTAGTCATAATTTATATTCCCTTTTAATTAATTTATTTTATTTATCATATGGCATGTACAACATTAAGACACGACAAATTAATCAGCCAACATTTAACTCACCACCTAAAGCCAGATAAACGTTACTGTCACGCATAAATGCTCGGTGAAGGGAATCCTTTAAGTCAAATATAAAACCGCCTGCAATGTCCTCTAAAATAGCCTCCTGCGACTTTTGAGCAAGTGCTAAAGATATGATTTGTAGAGTAACTGTTTCAATAACAAAATGCGGATCAAATTGTTTCATATTCTTAATTGAGTTAATTACCATTTCTTTATTAGCATTTACTGCTTCTTTGATGAATTTTTTATGACAATCATTTAAATCATTGCTTCGCTTTGCTTTAACATTTGCTAAGTCTACTAGTCTATTCATTGGTTTCCCTCACCTTTTTAAGTTTATTAGTTTATAAATAAGCTGGTACTTTGATTAAAGCTGGTATTGCTTGATAAATATCTTCATCTGATATGTCATATTCCTGGATACTTTCTGCAATAACTGGATAAAACTCTTGCCATTCCGTGTTTCTTTGTAAACCTCTAAGGTGTTGGAGGTATTGCTCTTCTAAGTTGCTGCTTAGGATAAAATCAGTTAGTAAAATCATCCTTTGCGTATTGAGTAGAGCATCATTATAGTTAACCTGTGATAATGATTGATTGTTTAACATTTTGTAACCTCCATAAATTTGGTTATGTAATTTTGGTGAAACTATAAGTATGTAAGTTTATTAAATTATTTTATTTATTTTCTCCGTTTAACCAATTTAAAAATACTTTTCTAGAAATCTTCCATCTTCGGCCAATTTTGACTGCGTATAAGTCACCAGAAGATACTAAATTATATGCAGAATTTTTGCTTATCCCTAAATATTTCTGAACATCTTCCACATCTAAAACTTCTTTTACAGGTAATTCTTGTCCCATTTATTCCCCTCCTTTTCCTTTGTGTAAATTGATTGTAGCATGTAAATTGAAGCATGTAAACAAATAACAATAATAATTTACAATTTTTTTTATGTTTTTTGTGTGGTATGATTTACACATACTACAGATTGGACTATGGAGGATATTATGCAAGAACCAAATTTAGCAATAGATATCAAAAATCTTAGAGAGAAAAAAGGAATAGGATCGAGAGAATTATCCAGATTGATAAACAAAGCACCAACCTATATTTCACAGCTAGAAAGAGGGTTAATTAAAAACCCTGACCCTCTAATCTTAGTTAATATCTTTTTACATTTAGGACATAAACGTGAAGCAATCGATGATTTCCTTTACAATGTTTACCAAATTGAAACTCCAAATAGAAAATTAGCTGAAGAAGCCTGGATTAAAAATGAGATTGATCAATTAAACGACCCAAATTATCAGGAGCGTTTACTAGAAGGACAAATAGAGCAATATGAGCAGCAAATGGAGTGGTTAGATTCAATCGAAAAAAAATTACACGAAAGAAATGAAGAAATTAAACGTGAGCTAGCTTTTTTTATTGATAAGAATATTGATACTTTTACAGATGTAATAAACAATTTACACACCTTAGTAATGAAAATGAGTAAAAATAAGGCTGATTATGATTTTTTCACTCAGATGTTTAAAAGAGATATTTCTGACTTTAATGAAGAAAGTAAGAAAATTATTATTGAAACAATTAAAGGAGAGTATGAAAAATCGTTGAAAGAAAAGGGCTGGTGGGGCGAACCACCTTCATTTTAGGAAAGGAGATATCTTATGGCAGGCTCAGTCCATGAAGACAAAAGAACTGGAAAATGGTTTTATGCTATTGAGGTTGGAAAAGATCCTATAACAGGTAGGAGAAAACAAAAGAAGAAAAGCGGATTTAAAAACAAGACTGAGGCAAGGAAAGCTATGATAGCAGCGGAAAAAGATTTTAATGAAGGGATTTTAATTAAATCATCTAAAATCCTTGTCAAAGACTTTATCATAGATTGGCTTGAAACAAAAAAAGCTCATAATAACATAGGTAAACAAACCTCAAAGGTTTATGAAGATTATATTCGCAAGTATATTATCCCGTATATTGGAGGCATTTACATTTCTGATATAACTAAAGTTGATATTCAAAATAAAATAATTAACAAAATGAATTTATCTGACTATGCACCAGCCACTATAGGGAAAACAGTTAGAATTCTAAAAACTTCTCTTGATTATGCGGTCGACTTTGAATTAATAAAGAAGAACCCATGTGTAAAATTAATCTTACCTCAAAAGAAGAAAAGTAAAAGTGAAATAAAAGTTTGGAATATAGGCGAAGTAAATACTTTTCTAAGTTTAGCCAAAGAGTATCAGTACTACCCAGTATTTCACCTTGCATTAAATACTGGAATGAGACAACAAGAAATCCTTGGCTTATCATGGGATAACGTAAACTTTGAAAAATCTACTATTAGCATTAGACAAGTACTTTCCCATGACGGAAAAGAAATAATCAATAGCACAAAAACCGAAAATAGCGAGAGAACCATAAATGTTTCTGATTCAACTATGAACTTATTGATGAAACTTAAGCACAAATTAGACAACGATAAAAAGAAATATGATGATATTTATCAGGATAACAACTTAGTAATATGCACTGAAACAGGTACACCTATAAATCCGAGGAACTTATTAAGGTCATTCTATAGTTTGACTGAAAAAGCTAAGTTACCCAAAATAACATTCCATGATTTACGTCATACGTACGCTACACTTCTCTTAGAAAATGGTGTAAACATAAAAGTAATTAGCGAAAGACTTGGACACAGTAGAGTGGCTATTACATTAGATATATATTCGCATGTATCGGAAAATATGCAACTTGAAGCAGTTAAAGCAATGGATAATCTTATTAACAATTAG